TATTAGAAGCTAATCAAGAGTACGCCCATTATGTCATCCTTCCTGCTAATCTTATCTTAAAATGCCCTGATGCAAATCTAAGGGCCACTATTAATTTACCACCGTGGAGGCGATAATAATGAACTTACCTGAAATCAATTTTGTCACGACGGATAAAGAAGCCGTCGAAAAGGAAATATTCGCCCTCTACACCTCTGTAACTGGGCGAACACTAGCACCGGCGGATCCGATTCGTTTGTTTTTATTAGTAATTACTAATATAGTCATTCTACTACTTAATCGGATTAATGATACCGGCAAGCAAAATTTATTGGCGTATGCAAGGGGCGATAACCTAGACCACATAGGTATTGCATTAGGAGTGGAACGTTTACAAGCTACAGGTGCCGTTACCACGATGAAGTTAACCGCATCAATGGCAAGACCAGAGGGAATTGCAATTCCTAAAGGCACACGATTTACTTCAGGAGATGGTGCATTTTTTGCACTAACTGAACCTTATTATCTGTCAGCTACACAAACAACAATAAGTGTAAAAGCGGTATGCACAGAAGCTTCAGCTAAAGGGAATGGCTACCCAGTAGGGTCGATTACCACTCTTGTAGATCCTATTCCATATATCGCTAGTGTAACCAATACCACTATATCTGAAGGTGGTGCCGATACGGAGACAGACGACGCATTCCGTGAACGTATTAGAGAAGCACCTGAGAGTTTTTCGTGTGCTGGTGCAGAAGGGGCTTATGAGTTTTTTACTAAAAAAGCCTCTGCTCTTATTAGTTCCGTAAAAGTGGTATCCCCTAAGCCTGGCGATGTGGTTGTATATCCAGGGCTTGCATCTGGTGAAATAGCCAAGGAAGAGATTCTCAAATTAGTGGAAACTGCACTTACTGACAAGAAGGTACGCCCTCTTACTGATAATGTATCTGTGAAGGCCCCTACTGCTAAGAATTATAGTATAGCATTGCAGTATTATATTGATTCTGATAATTCGTATTATGCAGATACGATTAAAGGTCGTGTTGATGCTGCAGTTACTGATTATATAAAATGGCAATCTGCAAAAGTAGGGCGTGATATTATACCCTCTGAATTAATTCGTCGAGTTATGGAGGCAGGCGCCAAACGCGTTACCGTAACTTCGCCTACTTTTACGGTTGTTAAAGATGGTCGTAAAGAAGATGATTACCAGGTTGAGCTAGCTCAATGCACAGGCAAGACAATTACTTATGGAGGTGTAGAGCATGAATAATCTCTACGACTTTAATTTAAAAGACACATTGCCCAGTTCGATTGCTGGCGATACAAAAGTCCAAGCCCTTGCAGAAGTCGTTACATTACGGCTTATCGATCTCATGCCTATTGTTGATAAATTAACCATATTATCCCATTTAAACGAGTTAAGAACTCCTATTTTAGATGAGGTAGCGTGGCATTTACACGTTGATTTTTACGACGAAGCGGCAACTAGGGAACAAAAAATTAAGCTAATTCTTAATTCCATTACCTGGCACAGGAGAAAAGGGACAGTTGGATTAGTAGAAGAAGCTATAGGTGAATTATATTCGGAATGTGAAGTTATCGAAAATTGGGATTACGAAGGCGGGCAACCTTACCATTTTAAATTACAAATGACTGGTTATATGATGACTCCTAATATTCGTGAAAGAGTATTGCGAATATTAGATTTCGTTAAGAATAAGAGGTCGTGGCTGGATAGCCTAGAATATGTGCACGAAATAAACTCTGAAGGCATCTATATTGGTGGCGTAACCACTTCGGCGGGGAGTGCCGTGATTGAGCCGTCCCTAAAAATCACTATAGAGCCACAGATTCAGAAAGTTTATATAGGTGGTGCAGCTACTACTTATCAAATTATTCACGTTTAGGAGGTACAAATGGCAAAATACCCTGCTGTCATTACAACAATGGCAGGTACTAATGCAACAGCAGAAGCTAACGCAAGCAAGCAGGCTTTAATTTTTACTAAAATCGTAATTGGCGCAGGTGATACTCCTGCATCAATTGCTCGTGCTACAGGTTTAACCGATAAACGATTAGAATTGGCTATTACTAAAAGCACTAAGTCCGGTGACGGACAATTTACGGTTCAAGCTTCTTTATCGAACGCGAATTTAGATACTGGTTTCTATGCACGTGAAATCGGATTGATGGCCAAAGTAGGCGAATCTGGACGAGAGGTCCTTTTCTCTTACACGAATGGTGGTAGTTATGTGGACTATATACCAGATAAGACTACACCTATGGACAGCTATATATTCACTATTACAACAGTGATAGGAAACGCTGAAAAAGTACAAGCCATTGTGCAGGATAATGGCTACGCAACAATTCATGATTTAGAAGGTCACAATAAATCGACTAATGCGCACCGAGCAGAGTTCGATAAGAAACTGGATGTAAACTCTAGACAGTACGTTAAAGTACTCGCTAAACATAACCAAGGTCTACAAGTAACAAAAGGCGATAATTCACAAGAAACTATTAACTTTATTACTTCCAACTATAACGATAGCGACATTAATAAAGTGCTTAACTTAGGTACTCTTAAAGGATTATTAGGTCAAGGTGCTATTGTTGCTTCTAAACTGGATCGCGATAACGGCTATATAAAATTTGCCAATGGCTTTATTTTACAATGGGGACTATCCTGGTTCGAAGACCAAAATACTTATCGTGATATTACATTGCCGATAAATTGTAATGTACTAGTTGCTTTTGCCACTGATGACATCGCCGGCAGCACTACACGAGGCGACGAATTCTATTTAACGTGGAATAGTGGTTTTTCTGCTAACAATAAAGTTTCTATCCGTTTCCTAGCTAATAGAGGGAGTGCCGGGAGTTTCACTTGGTTATGTATAGGTAAAGCATAATGGGAGGAAAAGATGAACCAATATGTATTTGTATTAAATGAAAAAGGTGCACGAATTACTTCTTTTGTTGATAATACAATTTCAAAAGAGGAACTCATAGCATTAGCTAAGCAAGATTACCCTAATGCAGCGGATTATATTTACTCTGCAGATGGGGACAGCATGCTAGATGAATTTATGCAAGGCAAATTGTATGTAGGAGGTCAATTTGTATCTGCTCCAGTTCATGAGTTAACGAAGGCAGAAAAAATTGCCGAAATTCGTGCATATTACAATGGACGATTTGAAACGTTAGACCAAGCGCTGATACGTAGACGTTTAGCAAACGGTGACATAAGCGATTTACAAGAACAGTTTAAGAAAATTAATGCGGAAATGATTGCTAAGATTAAGGCGGTGAAATAACTATGGCAGATATTAAAAGCGATGTTCCAGTAATGCACTTTTGTGAGTACTGTTGGGCTACTTTAAATGCCGACGGTACTTGCCCAACAGAAGGATGCATTCATAATGATCTAATGGATTTAGAAATGGGTGAAGATGATGACGCCGGTCAAGCATAATCTATCTGCTGTTAAGGGCGAATTTATCACCTTAACGATCGGATATAATAGCTCAGTAGAGCCGGAGGATTTGTTTTCCTGTGTAAGAAAGTTTGTTCAAGATGATCACTACGAAGCCAAATTTAATATCACAGTATCAAAGGATAATTTAGCAGCAGGTGAACGCTGTAGAATTATCCTTTCTTTGGATACAAAAGAATTACTTGACGGCAGATACGTATGGGATTTATTTATTTGGGCCGAAGGCAGACCTGTCAAATGTCTTATTAAAGGGCAATTAACTATTCTTGAAGGTGTCAGCAACAGAGGAAAATAGTATGAGTGATATTAACGTTTATGCAGGTGAAGGGGATACAGTAGTCATTGAGGGGCATACCCAAATAATCAAAATGAGAGGCCCAAAAGGCGATGCGGGGCCGCCTGGACCTAAAGGAGAACCAGGAGAACCTGGTAAAAATGGTGCAGATGGTGCGAGAGGAGAACAAGGTCCTCCGGGCCCTAAGGGTGAACCATTACGCTTTGAGGATTTAACCGAAAACCAAAAGCAACAAATTAAAGGAGAAAAGGGCGACCGCGGTGAGAAAGGCCAAAAAGGGGACCCAGGCGAACCAGGTCCTATAGGGTTAACAGGCCCTGCACCTGACACTAGTGAGTTCATGGTTAAAGATGAACTCGAACAAATCATTATTGAGTTACGAAAAATCAACGGAGGAAATTAACAATGGTAAGACCAAAACAAGCAATTATTAATGATTTAATGGGTGAATTGGATAAATTTGGTGGTCATATCACTCAAATTAGGGACGCTATCCAATCTAAAGGAGTAACATCCGAAGGTAAATTATTCAAGTTTGCAGAAGAAATCAACCGCATTGAACCTGCTAGTACTTATGGATATATCCTTGATGCGGTAAAAGGTGCATATAGTAAAGGCTATTCTGATAGTGAGATTGTTGGGATTATTAATAATTTAGCAAATAAGAATCAACCACCTCAACCACAACCAGGTCCGAACCCTGTACCTACTTTTGATGCAGCCACAGCTACCGAAATTCCGGCTAGACAATTCTATGGACGGAGAGATTTAGAGGGTACATTGACTTGCCCTAATGTTGTTAAAGTAGGTGCAGACGCCTTTTATGGTACGGAATACAACGTTGTTAATTTACCGAAGGCTACAGATATTAATATAGACGCTTTTGAAATTTCTGAAATCAAAGTATTAGAAATTCCATCATTTGTGTGGAAAGATAACAATTTAAATCTTCGAGATAAATTCTCAAATAAATACGGTCTTAATAAAATCATCGTAGCAGATGAGTCCGTACCGCCTAGCGATATTAGTTTTAATAAAGTAGGTTTAGAGGTGTATAATCATGATTCCTCTATGATATGGGATATTTATAATAATAAGTGGAAGCCAATGTAATAATTGGGTAAGGAGATAAATGAATGTGGACATGGCAATTTCAATTGGACGATATACTGACGACGTTAACCATCGTCAGTATAGTGGCAGGCTTTATTTATAAAGTGCTAGTGCTTCCACTGTTAGAAAAGCGTGATTTACAGCATTTGCAAGATACATTAGTTTTCCAAGAAAAGATGGGAGTTCTGACAGAAACCCTCAATGACTTGAAGAATGAAATCAAACTATCAAGGGAAGAACGTGTAAAGGGGTTCACGGAACATGTAAAACTAGCTACAAGAGTTAACGGAATGGAAACACGATTAGATGAGCTAAGGGGGGAGTTTCATGAACACACCGCAAAAGCTCATTAATTCTGTAAGAAATATATATACTTCGGTTAGGGTGGCGAAAGTCCACCCTACTTTAGTATGGGGAGCCAGAATACTTATATTTATCATGCTAACACCAATTATATTGGCAACCATGGCTTATGCGATTTCATTTTATTTAGGCGAAATTTCTAGTGCGAACGATAAGATCATAACAATGGGAGCATTCTTAATTGACCATATGTTTGGTGCTCCGGGCGTAATTGTATCGCTTACAGGATTATTATGGCTTAGCGTTGATAGGGATAATAATGGTATCCCAGATAAATTAGAACAGGAGGATAAAAAATGAAAGTATTTATTAACCCAGGGCATGACGTTGCCCTTGATAGTGGTGCAGTTAATCCTGTATACGGTACACGTGAATGCGATGTGGCACGTGATGCAGGAAAGATGCTAGCACGATATTTGGAAACTGCAGGGTGTGAAGTGCGCACCTTGCAAAATGATGACTTAGGCCTTGTATGTGAAACTTCTAATGAATGGGGCGCAGATATATTTATATCGCTCCATTGTAATGCGTTTAACACGCAAGCAAGGGGAACTGAAACATTGTACAAGTCCTTTAATGGGCAACGCTTAGCGAATGACATTCAAAGCCAAATCATTCGTAGTATTAATACGGTTGATCGTGGTGTAAAAGAACGGCAGGATTTATGGGTGCTAAATGGTACAGATGCGACAGCCGTTCTTGTAGAAATGGCCTTCATCGATAATGATGAAGACTTAGCACTGCTTAATAATGATTTGGATACCATCGTGAGAGCTATTGCACGTGGCATCACAGATTATGCAGGAGGGGAATAATGTATGACAAAATCAAAATATTACTTGATAACCATACTTACCGCTATATTATTATCGGTGGTATTGGGCTCCTCGCCTTGCTTTGCGCAGGATACATCTTCTACCATCCAAGCGGAACCGACTATCAGCGTGCCCGTGAGTCAGTGGAACGAATTGAAAAACAACAACGAGAAAGCATTGAATATAATAAACACATCCAGCGTTCCATTGACAGAAGCGCAGACCTTACTCGCGAAACAGGCGAACGAATTGAACGAATCCAAGAATACAATCGTCAAATTAACGACCGAATTGGACAAAGCCAAAACGGACTTAGTGAAGCAAGAAGTTACCTTAAACGAAATGCAGAACTCTTTGACCGAATTGAAAGGGCAAATCGAGAACGACAAGAGAACGATAAAGAGGCTACGGATGCAGCGCAACCTGTCACAGATGTTAGGGGCAGGTGCGACAATCGGAATTGCGATACGCGGATAGTGAGGTGATCCATTATCTCCTGAGCATGAGCGGGCGGACTCATGGATTGACTGTAATTGCACAAGAGACCTTACTGGGAATATATCCTGGTAAGGTCTTTTTTTTATACTTAATTTATTGCATGCAATCTAAAAATATGGTGTAATTATGGTACATAAGAGGAGGTGGATTAAATGCTGAAAATTCTTAATTGCAATCCACATTTTATGAGGGACCCCGTGCCTGTGTCGAACTATGCTGAAGCGTGGGACGTAATATGTTCTATGCAAAGAGAATTAGGTGAAGGTATCCTTGCTGTTGACAGGGAGACTTGGGAGGTCCTCGGATTGGCTGAGCATTTTCCTGAATTTGTTTGGAAAGAAAAAGCAAAGGTGGTCTACATTAATAGCAATAAAACTTTACTGATTCCTGCTCCACGGAGATATTGTAGATCTAATGTTTTGAAGCTTATCAAATTCTTTGGGCTCCACTATTCTATCCGAGAAATATAAATGTATATATGACATCATTTTGACATCAAGTTATGTAAAAATATAGTGAAATATAAATAGATACGCAAGTAACAAAGTTAGGTGATTACTGTATTTATAAGTTTTATGCATGAACTTTAAATGCCACGCCATCTTGAGGGGGTGGTGAG